CTACTGCGACTGAGATTGCATCGCGGCTTTAACTGATTTTAAAGAATATTTACCACGAACATTCTTCAACTTGGCTTCTGTTTTGAGCTTATCAAAGCGATATCGGGTTAAGCCTGGAATTTTACGGCATAACTCGTTAATCCTTAACAGTTCATCACTTTGATTAGCCAGTGCATCGTTAATTGCTTGAGCTGCTTCTTGTCGGATCAGCTCTCGCAATTCAGTTTCTTGTATAGTTACTATTTTCACTTGTTCCATGACTACCCCTTAATGAAACCTATGGATTTTTTCAGGATCGCATTCAGGAATACTGGGTACAGCTTCATCTCTCCACTGTTGTGTAAGCTTATCCACTTTTTCAAGAATTTCCTTTTCTGGAACTCCATAGAATTCAGCCATTTCTGTTGAAGTCAGAACAGGTTCACCCTTTTCATTGCAGTGAGTGAACTTTGGAAAAATGCCCATTTCTTGTGCTTTTTCAAAGTTTTCATCAATAAACCATTTAGGTGCAAGACGCATTGCAAGCATAAATTGGTCTAAGACTTCTTCGGACTCTTCACCATGATTTTGTTCAACCATGGTTTTATATTTATCCATAGCCTCTGAAAATTCAGGACTGAAAGGGGATAATATTTTATTGAATTTCTCTGCAATACGAGGATTTTTCAGCATTAAATATTCAGTAGCCATAATTTCCAGCTTGGTAGGCTCTTCACCATTTTCAAGGATAGTTGTTAAGTAGAGGTAAATTTCTTCTACAGTGGTTTCTGGGTCATTCAAGGTGCTACGAGTAATTAGATTAGTCATTTTCCGGTTTCTCTATCAGGTTTTCTGTAAAAGCAGGCATGTTTTCTAAAACTTCTTTAAAAGCCAGATGCATGCCTAGGGCGATTTTGTTTTGGTTATTAGACTTCTCGTACTTGACTAACTCCTCTTGTGAACGGCGCTGAAGCAATGACTTGGTTAGGTTAATTATCTGTCCCATATTTAAGCCTTCAAATGCTCAGCAAATTCTTTAAACAACATTCTGGCAGGCTTGTTTAACTTGCCGTTGCCGAATATCACCACATTGCGCGGAAACCGTTTATTAACGGTAGCCGCATAAAATTCCATTCCACCCGGGACAATGTTGGCCCGATATCCGATCAGAAGCAGCCAATTAATAAAAGCTACATGTACCACTTCTGGCGGGAGAAGGATGTGCTTCTCATTGCTGCCCATTGCCTCTCCATTCTTTTTCATGCACTTCACTCAACTTCTGATGAACTTCTGCATGCTCCTCTACAGTTTCTAAGGAGATACGGATAAGCCTAAACACACCTTCAAAAAGCCTTGTTTTGTCCAAGCCGGCAGTTTTAACAGAGCTAGAAAGCTCAGCCTCAATACTTCTAAGCAGAACAAAAGCATCTTTTAGCTGGTCGGCAGCAAAGTTATGTGTGTCAACAAGGTCGCCTGCATCAAATTCTTTTTCACCGCGTGCAATTAAATGTGTCTTTGCAACTGTCTGTTCTGGTTTCTTCATAACTGGTTGCTCCGCTTAAAGGCTTCCCATTCTTTTTCATGAACTTCTGCCTCTCTTTTATAGTAATTTGTGCGGTCTTCAGCTAAATACTCATACATATCCGAGCGAGTAATTAGGGTGTCAAAATGGTATTTACTTATTTCGGTACCAGATTCAACCTCCTTTTTTAGTTCTTGAATTTGCGAGCGCAAATCACCGATTGCATTAAGCATCCATTGCATATCACACTCAGCAAGTGCGTAAACGTCATATAGGTCGCCAGAGTCGTAAACTTCAGACATTAGCAATCTCCTTCTTAACGAGTTGGGTTAAGCGATCCTTGTGCTGATCCAGCCAATCCTGAAGTGCCGGGTGGGTTTTACCATCTAAAAAAAGTGCTTCATTTGTACCAATAGATCCATATTCAATGGTTACCGGTAAGTCTGGATGATTACCCTTAAAGATGCTGGCGACCTCCTGAGCTTCTTCATAAGAAAACAGGAAAAAACTTTGAGTAGGGATATTGGCACAGCAGGTATTAACAAACTCAACCTGATAAAAATGGCACTGAAGAGGGTCGTTAATTACCGCAGATAACCATGTCGCATGACTTTCAGCCAGTACAGGGGGTTGACTAATGTCAATGTTTTGATTCATAATTCTTTCGCCTAGTGAGTTCTACTGCTCCTGCAAGATTGGTAGAACTGATTAAATAAGTTACGAAACATTAGTTATAAAGCTAAAAATTTTGATCGGTTTTTAAGACTTTAAAACTTGCAAAATGACCCTGGATTAACTATCCGGGGCTTTTGTGTTTCTATCTAAAATATAGTTTAAACTATAAATATGGTCAATAGTTTTAACTATATTTTTTGCATTATTTTTAATTTATTTGTGAACTGGTTTAAAAATTGCGCACACTCAAATTGAGGCGATGAAAGAACAGTATTTTTTGATTTTATGAGCTTGAAATAATTCTTAATATACTTTTACGTTTTTCTTAATAATTAAATCCGTTCAACGACTAGAAAATTGGAAGGGTGGCATTTGAAATGTGACCCATTGAAATTGATAAGGCCAAAAAAAAGGCCTTAAGGCCTTTTAATAAATTTAACTTTTTCTTGTTCTTAATTTGGCTCGATATACATACCGAACACAATCTACCACCTGGCCGACAAACTGACACTGATCGTCCAGTTGAATAATGTTCGGTTTAAAATCTGGATTAAGGGCCTGTAAGTACCGAGTTCCATCAGTCTCGATTACCAATCTTTTGAACGTAGCATCTTCACCACGACGAACAACAATAATATCACCTGATTGCATATCGCTATAATAAGCATCAGGATTTACTACGATGTAATCGCCTTCCATGAAGTCAGGATAATTACTCAACCCCTGTACTTTAAGAAAAAAACAGTTGGAGCACTCATCTTCAGGAAGGGGTAACCATTCGGAAACCTCACTCATGTCTACTGCTTGAACATTGGTAAAATTACCAGCTTGCACCCATGAAAGAACAGGAGCCATGCGAGCTTTTACTGGCGCAAGGTTGGGGGTTAATACAGTAGAGGTTTGCTGGGGTTCTTCTGCTTCTGGTTTCCCAATTCCTGTTTCCAGCCAATAAACATCAACACCAAGATATTTGGCAATTGCTGGTAAATAGGCTGTCTTTTGATTTTTACCAGCCTCTAAATTCTGATAGGTAGGTTGCTTAATGCCTACTGCTTCAGCCACTTCTTTCTGGCTCTTCTTGGCCTTTTTTCTAGCCTGTTTAAGTCTTGTAGATAAATCAGTCACGGAGAAATGCTCGTTATTTTTCCCAACATATTATAGTCAAAACTATAATTGTGCAAGATAGTTTTAACTATTGCATAAATATAGTTATAACTATAAAATAAATTCAAAGGTAATTATCAGGAATCAGAAGGATGAATTCTGAATTAGTAGAAACCTATAAAAAGTTAGTTGGTCATTACCGTACTCAAACGGCAGCAGCTAAAGCTTTTGGAGTAGCACAGCCTTCAGTTCGAGCATGGATTGAAGGTAAGGCAAAGATGTCTGAAAAGGTTGCTATTCGAGTGCAGAAAGCTACCGAAGGGAAATTTAAAGCAGTGGACTTGTGTCCATCTTTAAAGGAAATGGCAGAACTGAACCTACAGGCAAAATAAAACCGCACTGTTGGCGCAGACGCGGTTTTGGTATTGGAGCTAACCAAATGAATGATGAAATCATAGCATACGATGATGATTTTGCAAGCGAAGAGCATGCAGTAATCGACCAGTGGGACTTAGACCATAAAGCTTATTCTGATGCGCTCTGTGAAGAACGTAAGGCACGAAAAGATATTGAGAAAGCATTGGGTGTGCAAAAGGACTTTGAAAAAACTTCATGGTCTTTTGCTGAAGTTATGGCTGACCTGGAACTGAATGGTGAGAAATACGCACTACTCAATCGTTTTGAAGAAGCTGTAATCAATCGGCTTAGAGCAAAGGATAAGTTGTAATGCATTACTACGAGCGAAATATAGGTGATTACCACAAAAAGGCTGGAAGATTAAACATCTTGCAGCACGGGGTATATAACTTGCTCATTGATGCTTGTTATGACCATGAATCTTTTCCCACTCTTGAAGAGGCTATTGATTGGGTGTGGGCAGAAAGTGAAGAAGAAATTGATGCTGTAAAACTGGTTCTAAGACGCTTTTTCACTTGTGATGAGAATGGGAGATATATCCAAAATCGTATCAAAGAGGAATTGGATAAGTATCACGCTTTTTGTGCAAAACAGGCTGAAAATGGCAAGAAGGGCGGCAGACCTAAAAAGGGTAATTCTGACAATGATCTAGGTAATTCTGGCTTTAATAATGAAAGCCAAGAAAGCCCAGATGAAACCCAAAATAACCCACTGGAAACCCAAAAAAAGCCTAAACCATCTAACCAACAAACCATCAAACCAAATAAAGATATATGTCCGCCTAACGGCGAACGTCCTTCTGAAAAAAACTCAAGTGGAAATTTCAAGCAAGAGATTCAGGATGTATTCGATTTCTGGAAAACCACTTTTGGGAAAAACGATAGAACAGTGCTTGATAACAAGCGCAAGGCAAAAATTCAAGCACGACTGCGAGATGGATACACGGTCGAAGAACTGAAACTTGCAGTGGTCAACTGCTCAAAATCTGATTTTCATGTCAGTGGTAATTACACGGATATTGAATTGATCTGTAGGGATGTCACTAAGACCGACTCATTTATTTCACTTTCTGGAAACTCCGCACAGAAGCCAGCTCGAGAGCAAACTCAAGAATTAGACCTCTCTAAATGCGTTCCTGTGCCGGGAGATTGGTAATGAAAAATTTGCATAACATCCAAATTGAACAGGCCGTACTTTCAACCCTGATGACAGTGGCGGAATCTTACGAGTCGGTATCTGGTGATCTTACGGCTGAATGTTTCTATGCAGACAGACACAAGGAAATCTTTACAGCTATTGCTGATCTCGCTAATGAGAGCAAGCCTTATGATCCGGTACTGGTAGAGCAACAACTTACACGCAAGGATGCATTGCAGCTAAGCGGTGGTCCTGAATACCTGATGCAGATTATGGCGGATGCGCCTTCAAGCTTTTTCAATCTTGAGCCTTATGTTGCCGAGCTGAAAAAGTTTAGAACCCATCGTGAAGTTTATGAGATCGGGCAGCGCATTGTGAATCTGTCCCAAGACTTAAACCTTCAGGATGTCTATGCCGAGGCAGAAGGACTCTTGGGTCAGAGCGATTCAGGTGAGCAAAATAACCGGGGTTCAAGTTTTGATGAAGCGCTAAAAAGTTCAATCCAGCAGCTTATTGAAAAGACAAAGGCGCGTGAAAATAAGCAGTTTACCGGGGTGCGTTTTAACCTGGAACATCTTGATCGCAAGGTCGGTGTCATTCACCAAGGACATTTTTGTGTAATCGGTGGGCGACCAGGTTCAGGCAAATCAACATTGGCTCAGATGGTTGCAATTGATACGGCTTTAACATTTGGCAAAGGAGTGCTTTTTGTCTCTGCTGAAATGAGCAAAGAAACTCTGGCAAATCGTCTTGTGAGTGCACTAGGTAGTATTCCTTATGACAACATTCACAATGCCCAGCTTTACGATGGCATGTTCCAAGAATTTAGCAATGCTCAAGCGGCTTATAAAAAATTGCCTATCTGGATACAGGACAAAGAAAAACCAACCATTAATGAAATCCGCAGCTATGCGCGGAGAGCTAGTCGCAGATTTAAAGGGATTGGTCTTGGCTGCATCATTGTTGACTACCTCCAGTTAGTCCGCGACCCAAGCAAGAAAGAACGGCTGCAGGAAGTTAGTTCGATTAGTCGTGATCTAAAAGGAATGGCCAAAGAATTTAAATGCCCTGTAATCGCTTTGGTGCAGCTTAACCGCGAATCAGAAAAGAATCAGCGTCCCAAGTCATCCGATATTAAAGAGTCTGGCCAGATTGAACAGGATGCAGATCAGATCATCATGGTTCATCCCATTCAGTCCAAAGAAGATGATCAGCCTACAGGTGTAACCGAAATAGTGGTCACTAAAAACCGTCATGGGAAAAAGGGAGTAGTGCAGGTAATGGATCGACTGGAAATTTGTCGCTTCATGACTATGAACATTCCAGATCAATAAATTTCATCTTGCTGTAAAGCCTCATAAGAGCGTTTTGCAGCTCATATCCTGAAAGATGGTGATTGGTAAGGGTGAAGCGTTTTAAAGCGTTAAATCTGGCAAATGGTGCTTACTTGAAGGGGGTTAAAAGAAAGTGTTAGCAAAGAATGAAAGTAGTGCTGAAAACAACTTTTAAGAAATAGGTAGGGTGAATTATGGATAACTTGGGGCTTGGTTTTGGGGTGGATAATACAGTGTATTCGGACTGCCCTCGCGCGCGCGCGCGTTTCTTTGATGCAAATAAGCAGGCTAAGCGTTTTATTAAGCTTCGCAGAAGGTACAAAAAACCTGATTTTGCCAGAATGATTCTGGATCTTAGAAATCTGAGCTTTTCACATGAAAAAATAGCTTCGCTGTTACAGGTGAGTGGATCGTCAACCGTATCAGCTTGGGCAACAGGCACTAAGCCATTTTATGAAAACGGCGAACAGTTGATTTTACTTTGGCAGGATCAAACCGGCTTAAAACGAGTGCCACGTGAAGGGGAGCAATTGACGTACCGCTACTCGCTTGACCGCCAATTAAATTTTATTGATGACTTGGACAATCTGGCTAAACAGTTGGATGAGGAGATAGGGAAGTGAATAATTTTGAAGAACAAAAAATACGTTACGCCTATAACGGTAAGCCTCAACAATGGCAGTGGGGGTTTAAATCAGGCTGGAATGCTAGTCAGTCTGAAAATGATGAGTTGAAAGCCCAGCTCGAATGCTGCCGGAAAGAGAATGTAGTGCTGCAAGAAGTGATGCTGCGTGATAGCGCCTTGGCAACTAAAGCTCAGTTAGAAAGGAATGAGTTGCAGGAGCGGATTGATAAATACAGAAAGCTCACCATCAGTATAAGAAATGAGTTTGATCTATGGTCTGATGATAGTGAGTTTGCGGGTGTTATCGAGGCTCAAATTGAGAATTTAGAGGCCCTGCGAGGTGCCAATGACTAGATTCCAACAAGAAACCGCAGTGCTTCTAATCTGCAACGTCATTCTTTTTGCGGAGTTTAAAACAACTCTACTTGGCTTTTTGATGCTCTTTTTGACATCTGCATTTGTTGTGATGATGTGGCGAGGTGCCAATGACTGAGCTTCTTATTCTTATCGCGTCGCTGTTGCTGCTGGTGATTGTTTATATTGGAGGTGGGGTGTATTTCAGAATCCTCAAAAAAGATAAGGCTTTAAGCGTCTTTACATGGATCATCTTTATTTGCGTAGTGGCTGCTTACATCAAAATATTGTCCGGTACGGCGCATAGTGATTGGGCTGATTTATGGTACATCTTCATCATCAGTTATTTGATCGTTTATGAGATGCCAGACTGGTTAATTTTAGATGCTGGATAGGTGTCATCTACCTGATGACATTGGCTAAAAATAGAAGTATATTCAGTTAAATAACTGATAAAAAAGGAAGATAAAAGTATATATGACCACCCAACAATACAGACTCATTCAAAATTGGGAAGAAATCTCTACCCGTTCTAATTTTGTTGAAATTGCTGAAATGTCCACAGACAAAGAAGCGGCCGATAAATTAAACCAACTACTCGCAGAATATTACTTTACTGACAGAGTCAAGTGCGGCATCAGTAGCTGTGGCACAAAGCATAACCGGGGTTATCTTGTAAGTCTTAATGATGGAAACGAGATAGTTATTGGAAACAAGTGTGGTGAAAAGTTCTTTGGCGTTGAGTTCAAAGCACAAAAAAAGGCAATGACCCAACGGCGTATTCATGCCGAACAATATGATCGATTAAAACATGCTTATGAAAATCTGGACGAGCTGAAAGCCAGAGTTAATTCTGTACTTGAAGAAACTGGCATCCTTAACTTTTTAAAGATCAGAGAGAGTATCCAGTCCTTAACTCAGGAAAGTAATCTAATTGATTTCTGGATGGTTGCCCGTATTAGATCAGAAATTTCTAGTAATGGAGCAATCTACAGAGAAATACCTAAAACTAAGGCAGAAATGGCCGCCGAACGATACATGAGAAATGGTGTAGGCCGAAATGGGTATATCAATGAGATTAAACGTGAACTCGTTACCAGTGTTGATGGGTATGAAGTAGTTTCTAGGTGGCATGAAGCAGAAGATATTAAAGCGTGGTTTGAGCGTTTATTCCGTGATATACGTGATCCGGCTGGTATGTCCAATGACCATTTTAGCAAGGTCATTCGCTTACTGAATGATTTTGAACGAAAGCTTAATGAGCTCAGATCTTTTTGCAGCAAGGGCAATGCTCTATTTAAAAAAGACAATCTGCTTAAAATCCAGCATGCTTTTTATAAAGATTCTGAAAAACAGAAATTTGCCAAGTTTGCTGATCAGTACGCCTAGATAATTAATTCTTCAGGTTTCATTACTGGCATATAGTGATTATCCAAATCTGGATTAACCTTTAAAAACAAGGGATAGATAGGGTGTGGCGGTTTGCCATGCCCTTTTTCATACTGACTGTAATACCAGATAATCCCGTATCACTTCGATGGGATGTGTCCAGTTTTGGGCATACCTTTTCTTCACTTCTGGTGTTAACTTAACTTATTGTTTTCTAAGGTAAGCGCAAAATTGCGTTGACCAAACTCGGTAGCAATTAACTACGAAAGTTTCGTAGTTCTCTTCAGTGCATAAAGTTATTGCACAACCCCCAATGGGGGAAATAGATATGAGCAAAATTGCTCACATCTAACTACACAAAAAAGTGTAGGGCCTTTAAAAATTCTGCTGTTCCAATTACCCAACAAACCCCGATTCACGACGAGCAAGACTAAGCCTTGAACACTAACAATTGAGGCGCTAATCATGACTCGTACAATCAAAACACCTGGTGCAACCAAGGCACAGGAAACCGAAGTTAAAACACAGACTGTTGATGTGGCAGCTCAGCCAGTAATTCATGAAAACCATGACACAGCGCCAGAAGGCAAGGCGGAAAGTGTTGATGTGATTCCAGATGATAACCAGCCATTAAACCAAGTTGCGGATGTAGGTGAAAAACCACTGGCTACTGGCAGCACTGTAGTACCGGAAAATACGGCTGAAATTCTTGCCGAGATGAAGGAGCGTATGGATCGGCTTGAACAAGAAAATGCACAGCTCAAGCGCGGATCTACGTCAACTGTAAGCTCAGCTACTCAAGCGCATGATGCTGATCCTTCAGGCCAAGAGCGACGCGTAACTGTTCTTACCCCTAATGGATGGTCCAAGGAGGTTCGCTAATGTGTGGCGGATTCTTTGGTAAAACTATCTCAAAGGTGACTGATGCAATCGGCCTTACTGATACCAAGGCTGATTCAAAAGGCTTTGATGCAGAAGCGGCTGATATTGAAGCAAAGCGTAAGGCTCAAGAAGAGTTAAACGTAGCTACAGCTCAAAAGCGTAAGCGCAAAGCTTCTGAGGTCTTGGCGCCAGCATCAGACACTGAAAAGAAAACTACTTTAGGGGGCTAGTATGGAAAAAGTGGCTCAGCTTTGTAAGCGCCTTCAAGATTTAAAAGCAGTTCGGTTGCCTTTAGAAAAGCACTGGAAAGAATGTTATCAGTACGGCGCACCAGAAAGGCAGCAGGCTTTTGATGGCAGTGATATTACAAATACACGTAATAATCAGCGAGCTGAGCTGCTGGATTCTACTGCTTCAGAGGCAGTATTAATACTTGTTTCAAGTCTTATCTCCGGTACAACTCCTGCGAATGCAATCTGGTTTAAAGCTGTTCCGGATGGACTGGATGATGCATCGGAAATGACAGAGGGAAAACGCTGGCTAGAAAAAGTCTGTCATTTTATTTGGACAAATATTCACGGCGCTAATTTTGATTCAGAAATATTTGATCTGATCCTGGACTATGTTGTAGCTGGCTGGGGTGTAATGTTTGAGGATATTGACCGCAAGGCCAACGGTGGCTATGTATTCCAGACTTGGCCTATTGCTGAATGCTATCTGGCATCAACTCGTCAGGATGGCATTGTAGATACAATCTATCGGCAGTTTGAGATGACTGCATCCGCGCTAATCAGTGAGTATGGCGAAAACAAGGTTAGTGATGCAGTTAAAGATGCTTATAAAAACAATCCGGATAAGCGATTTAAAGTTTTATTTGCAATCGAGCCACGGCCAGACTTTAAGCCATCACGCGATGGCAGGCCATTGCTGGCAAAGAAAAAAGCTTTCGCCACATATCATGTTGAAGTAGACACTAAAACCATGCTCAAGGAATCGGGTTATGACGAATTTCCTTGTGCTGTTCCCCGGTTTAGAAAAATACCTGGCAGCGTTTATGGTGTTGGTGCCATGTCTACTGCATTACCAGATGCTAAGCAGCTTAATAAAATTCTTCGGGACTATACACGTAGTCTGGAAATTGGTGTTTTAGGTATGTGGATTGGTGCAGACGACGGTATTTTTAACCCAAGAACCGTGCGGCTGGGAGGCGGAAAGATTATTACCGCAGCAGCCACGGATTCATTGAAGCGATTGGACGCTGGTAACAGTATTCAAATATCAGATGAGGGGATAAATCGGTTACAGGCTGGTATCCGTAAAAAGCTTATGGCAGATGCTTTGCAACCTGCATCCGGACCAAATATGACCGCTACAGAGGTGCATGTGCGCGTTGATCTGATCCGGCAACAGTTAGGTCCGCTATATGGCCGTTCACAGTCTGAATTACTTGAGCCGTTACTAGAACGCTCTTTCGGATTGGCTTATCGCTCAGGAGTTTTCAGTAAAGATAAAAGGATTGGTGAAGCGCCTGAAGATCTGCAAGGCCGAAGTATGTCATTCAAGTTTACTTCACCGCTGGCACGCGCCCAACAACTTGAAGATGTAAGTGCTATTGAACGTCACTTGGCATTAATTGGACAGGTAGCACAAGGCGATCCATCTGTCCTGGACAATATTGATTTTGATGCAGTAGCTCAAGTATCTGGCGCTCGACTGGGTACACCGCCTTCAATCCTTCGTACACCTGAAGCTATTCAGGCAATTCGTGAACAACGCGCTCAACGGCAGCAAGCTGCGGCGATGCAAGAACAACAGGCTGTAGCAACTCAGCAGATGACTAATGCACTAGCGAAAGGTGTAGAGAATCAATTAACCAGTGAGACGATGCAATGATTTTAATTACTACGGTACTTGCTATTGCTTTGCTGATTTCACTGGTCGGCTGGTGGAAATGCCATAAAGAAAAATGTGATTTGACTGATCGTAATTATCACAATTCCATTGCTGAAATTAAGGCTTTACAAAAAATCTCCAAGCTTGAAAGCGAACTTAAAGAAACCCGTGAACACCTGTCTGAAATTACCCAATCGAATACAGCAGCCGAGCAGGAAAATGAAGAAATCCAGCAGCAAGGAAATTTTGTTCAGACTCGTAAGTTGCGACCAGCAACACCAGCAACTTTTCAGATTGTATTTGATTTAGATACAAACGGGCAGCGAGTTTTAAACAGTTTAACTTCTGTATTTTGCCGTGATGCCTTTGTTCCTGATGAGAAAGGAGGAGAGCGCGAAACTTGCCATCGTCTAGGCCAGCAGAGCGTTATCAACTTCATCATTAACCAGATCAACAGGGCTAACGATCCATCTTATTCCGAGGAAGAGAACAATGACTGAGGCACAGCAACCAGCTACTACAGATACCACGAAAACAGAACAGAATCAGCAAACACAAACGCCAGATGTAACACCAGAGAATAATCAGGCAAATACTGAAACTAATCCAAGTGGTGAGCAGCAACAAAATCAGGACCCGAAAAATCCGGAAACTAAAACTGAAGAAAACAACAAGCCTGAAGCAAATATTCCTGAATCTGCTGATGGGTATGAAGTGGCTATTGATGGTTTTGACCTTGAAGCATTCTCATCAATTGAAAGCAATAAAGCCTTCTTGGAAAAAGCTCATAGCCTTGGTGTATCCAACGAGCAAATGAATGCTGTTCTTGAGGCTTTTGTTGAGCATAACACTGTGCAAATTGAGCAGCTCCAAGAGGAATGGGGTGCAGCCTTTGAAAGCAATATCAGCTTGGCAAAACAGGCGATTGAAGCAGCCGGCCTTAGCATGGATGAAGTGGACTCTCCAACCTTCGGTATTAAATTGGCTGCCTACTATGGCCAACACCTACAAGAAGATTTACTTCCATCAAATACCCAACCGAATGGAGCTGTAGATCCTAAAGAATTGATGAAGTCGGAAGCATATATGGATGATTCACACCCAGACCATGCGCGCGTCCATGCCGAGGTAGCAGCGGCTTATCAGAAGCAATATAAGTAAGGGGGAAATAGCCAATGGCTAATGAAAATAAAATCACGGCGGCATTCGTACAGCAGTATCATGATGCTTATGAAGTTGCCTCACAGCAGCGTTTATCACGTTTGCTTAAAACCGTTAAATATCGTGGCAAAATTACGGGTGAGTCATTCACAATTAATGATATGGGTAGTGTTGAAATGCAGCCATCAGGCGCGCGCTTCGGGGACACTGAGTGGACTCATCCAGATGTAGGTGTACGTACCGCACTTATGTCTGACTTTGATCTATTCATTCCAATTGAACCGCGCGATGAAGCCAAGCTGGAAGCTAAGCCATCAGATCCATATATGCAGCTATTACATAGTGCTCGCGAACGTAAAATTGATGACGTGATTTATAACGCTCTGGTGGGACCTGTTACCCGTAAAGTAGTAAATGATGCAGGTGTCTCAAGCGTAACCACTGTGAATCTGCCATCAGAGCAAATTATTGCTCCTGAGTTCGGCTCATTAAAACAACAGATCATTTACGCTAAATCATTGTTCCGTAAAAACGAATGTGATGAGCAAAATGGCGAAGAGTTATTTATCGCTTATACCGCTGACATGTTGAATGATTTTCTAAATGACACCACATTAACCAATGCGGATCATATGAAAATCCAGATGCTACATGATGGCGCTGTCGGTACTAAGTGGCTTGGTTTTAACTGGGTGGCTTATGAAAAAGTTAGTGCAGGTGCTACGGTTGGTTCCAAGCGTGTACCGGTATATACAAAAACTGCTGTTCATTTTGGTGATGCAGATATTACCAACTTTGACATCAGTAAACGTCCTGATAAAAAGAACGTTAAACAGGTTGGTGGCGTTCACTCATTTGGCGCAGGCCGCTCCAATGAGAAAAAAGTAGTTGCTATCGACTACATTCCGTAATTGGGGTTTTGCCTCACATCTTGACCGGGGTGTGAGGCTTTTTTAGACCAAGAAAACGTAGCGAAAGGAATTATGAAATGAGCAATTTAGAACAACAAATCGAACAAGAGATTCAAGAAAAAGGCTTAAATGCTCCACGTTTAACGCCTGCTGATATTGATGCAGTAATTGTAAGTGAGCATTATTTTATTGCTGGTGAAGCTGTAGGTGTGTATTACAGCAAGGATATGCCAGAAGCTATCAAAAAAGCTGAAGCTCTTGATACGCTTACTTTCTGTGTTTTGGTCCTTAAAAATGGATTCACTGTTACAGGTGAATCAGCGTGTGCAAGTCCTGAAAACTTTGATCCTGAAATTGGCAAAAAGGTTGCTCGTGAAAATGCTCGCAACAAAGTATGGATGCTTGAAGGTTATTTGCTGAAAGAAAAGCTTTACCAAGATTCGATAGATAAGCAGTTTTAACACCCAACCAACTTAACCCAAGCCTCGGTAACTATAAGTACAATTAAAAGTTATCGAGGCTTTTTCATGTTCTCTACAAAAGTTGATATATGTAATGCTGCCTTTGGTACGATAGGCGCTAGCGGTATTGCAAGTTTTGAAGAAGATTCACCTAATGCCGAGCGATGCCGCGCTTTGTACGATCAGGCTCGTCTTTCCTTGTTGCGCGATCATCCTTGGTCATGTGCAAAAAAAAGAGCAATTTTATCACCAGTAAGCACCTATCCCACTTTCGGTTATGCGCGAGCTTTCCCTTTGCCACGCGACTATATTCGGATCATTAGTGCCAATACAGAACAGTATGAAGTCGAGAATCGCTACATTCTGGCCAATCAGCAGCAGATCTACCTTGAGTACATCTTTGACAATGATAACGAGGAGACTTGGGACCCGATGCTGTGTGAAGCATTGAGTTTAAAACTTGCAGCAAGACTATCAAAACCGGTCACAGGAAGTGATGCATCCGGGGAGAGTGCCAAAGCCGAATTAGTGGAATTGCTCAAACGTGCACGCGCTATTAACGCTCAAGAACGCCCAAGCCAAGATATGCAATATGCTGATTCTTATTACTTAGGGAGTCGCTACTAATGAGAATGTGGACACTAAAAAATAATCTTAGTAGTGGCGAGCTTAGCCCACTTTTATGGACCAGAACAGATGTTCAGCAATATGGCAACGGCGCAAAGAAATTACTGAATGCCTTGCCATTGGTGGAGGGTGGAGCCAAAAAAAGACCAGGTACAAAGTTTAGAGCACTTATGCCCGGTATTCAGCGAATCATTCCGTTTAGCTCAAACTCTGAAAATGCCTATTTGCTCCTCTTGGGGGTGGGTATTTTAAAAGTATATAACCCTAGAACACAGGTGATTGTATGGGAAACCACAACACCGTACGACACCGAAAAGAAAGTAAGCGAAATACAGGTAGCTCATACAAAGTACCGCATGTTCTTCGTTCAGGGCGATACACCTGTTCACCGCTTTGTATCTTCTGCAGACTTCTCGAACTGGCAGTTTGCACCATTCACGTTTAGTGTTCATCCAAATGATGATCTGGGTACCAGTCCTAATGTGGCGCTTACTCCAACAGGTACAGAGGTAGGTAAGACCATTGCATTAAACTCATCTGCCTTCCCGAACTGGAATACTAATGAAAATTACATCATTGGTGAGCGTGTTATTTATTCTGGAAAAACATGGCGAGCTATAACTGATAACAAGGGCAAGACCCCAGCTGCTGATGGTACAGATTGGGAGGTTGTCACAGCAGGCGATGCGGCTGTATTTAATGATTCTCACGTTGGTGCGATCGTAAATATCAACGGTGGCCAAGTCAAAATCACTTCAATTGTTTCTCCAACGGGGGCACTTGGTGAGGTAATGGTGAAGCTGAATGCCGAAGTACAAGCTATTGCCAAATCTTGGACGTTAAGCTCATTGGCTTTTAGTGATAAAAACGGCTATCCGCGTACAGTCTGCTTTTTTAAACAACGTTTGGTATTTGCCAATACGAAAGCCAGCCCTAACCAGATGTGGTTTAGCCGAATTGCGGATGATGGGAATTATCTTGAAACAACGCTAGACGCTGATGCATTCAGCATAGCCTCAAGCTCTACACAGTCTGACAATATTTTGCATCTGGCGCAGCGTGGTGGAGTTGTCGCTCTAACTGGCGGTTCTGAGTTTATGGTCAAATCATCTGGGGCCCTAACACCAGCCTCGGCACAGATCGATCAGCATACTAGCCATGGTGCCCAGAAAGATGTAAGGCCAATCATGGTGGGTAATGAGTTGCTGTTTGTTCAGCGTGGTGGTGAGTGGTTGCGAGCTTTAGCGTATGACTTTCAATCTGATGGTCTGGTGTCTCCTGAACTCTCTGTTATTGCTCGTCACATCACTGAAAATCACGGCGGAATCAAGGAAATGGCTTATCAGCAGACCCCTAACAGTGTGGTCTGGATTGTTTTGAATGATGGGAAAGTTGCGAGTATTACATTGAACCGCGAGCAAAGTATGAATGCTTGGGCGCAACATGATTTCGGCTGCAATGTCTTGTCTATGTGTTCTTTACCAACGGGATTGGGTGAGGATCAATGTTTCATCCTTTCGCAGCGAAATGAAAATATCGTGCTTGAGGAGTTAAAAGAAACCGCACAAAGTGACTGCGAGCTGGATATTTTAGTGAGCCAGGGTAAAGGCCCAATAACCAACTTGCCGCTCAATATTATTAATAATGCTTTGGTGAACTTTTCCAATGATTATGGATATTTCTACTCAGGGTATTCCATTTCTGGCACCACAATTAATTTAAATGATCCTGAGTTGAATCAGGTTATATCGATTGGCCAGCCTTTCACGTTTGAAATTGACTTTCTTCCGCCAGATTATAGCCAGGTACCATCTACCTCCATGTTTAACAAGGTCACTATTCATGAGGTAGCAATTTATCTAAATGAATCAATTGGTGGTGCAGTAAATGGTAAGGAGCTTTCAACAAAAACATATAGCCAAAGTGCATTTAACAATAAGCCATATACGGGCTATGCCTTTGAAAACCAGATGGGATGGCAGTCACTCTACGAATTGCAGCTAAAAATAACACACAACAAACCCCAGCCATTTCACCTGCAATCTATTTCTATCCGGATGTCAATGAATGAGAAATAGAATGTTTGAAGTAAGAGCAGCGTCAATAGCGGACTTGGAGACGCTTGTCGATTTTGGCAAGCGCCTTACTCAGGAATCACCAAATTTTAGTAAGCAGGGCTTACATGAACCCACTGTCAGAGCCTTTCTGAATCACCTTATCGAATACCAGCAATCTGTTTTTCTGGTGTACGACACGTCACATAATCCCATTGGTGCATTAATTGGTGAAACTGGGCTTTGCTGGCGTACCGGTCATGTTCTGGCTTTTGAGCATGGTGTATATGTCCTGCCGGAATACCGTAAATCTGGTGCCGCTGCGAAACTGGTACAGCATTACATTGAATGGGCTAAAGCTCAGGGTGTGAACCGCATTCAGCTTGGCACCATGTCGGGAATCCACGCAGATAAAACCGTTCAATTTTATGAGCATCTTGGATTAAAACTCACTGGCTATGTTTTAGAGAAGGAGATTAACCATGTGTAGTGGAGGAGGAATATCTTCAAGCTTTAAAGCATTGCAGGGCTATAGCAATGCCGTGACAGCAGATGCCGTTTCAAAAGGTAATGCTAAAACAGTACGTTCAGTCGCCAATCTTCAGGCTTCAAAGATTAAAGAAGATGGCAAAAGGAATGCATCAAGTGCACGAGCAGTTGCTGCAGAAAATGGTCTTGATGTAGATGTGGGTGCAGCAGCTCTTATTGAAAATGAGCACCTTTTAGATGCTGAGTATAATGCTGAAATGACCAAGAGAGGCGCAGGTTACCAAGCTGAAAGGATTCGACGTGAAGGCAAAATGCAGCGTAATAACTATGGTATGGAAGCCACGAGCGATTTATTTAACGCTGTTGGTCAGCTCAGTGGAGGATGGAAATAATGGCGATTATCCCACGTTCACAAGGTCGTATTATTCCTGATGCACCGATGGCGCGGCAAGTGCCGCTGACAGGCGTAAGTCGCATGGGTGATGCAATTGGTGGCGCATTAGAACAACGCGAAGCACAGCGACAAGAACAGGAGGTTAGTGCTAAACGTGTTGAGCTTTATAACAACGATCTGGCAGAAAAAGAAGCCAAGGCAAAAGTCGATGATGTATTGTCTACAGGCTTCGCAGAAAAAGTAACTTTGTTGCGTAATGACGTGGCTAATGGTGTGCGAAAAGCACAAGATGCTGATACAGAATTACAAACATGGTCCGCTGAGCAGTTTAAGCAGATGGAAAATGACCTGCCTGTTCATGCCCGCGAGCAGTTCCAGCAATACTGGAATAGTTCAGTCAACAAGCAGCGCTCTAACTTTCTCCCACTACAGTTAAAAGTTGACGAACAGAAAGATAGTCAATTGGCAGAACGCTTTTTTCAAATATCTACCCGATTGGCACCTGGAGCTCGCAAGCAATATTTACAGGAAAATCTTGCAGCATTAAATATCTCACAAACTGCCAAGGCAGATTTACTTTACAACCTTGATGTTACCTCGGATCAGATGGATATTGACCAGCGCGTAACAGCCGCAGTTGATAGTTCGAATACTGAAGCCTTGCAGGCGCTGGTTACTGATCTGGATAGCGGTAAATATGGATATCTGGATGGGCCGACCATTCAGAAAAATAAAGCATCTGCATTAAGTCGTCTACGCACAATCCAGGATCGTCAGGAAATTGAACAGAAAAAGCGTGAGACCGAGGCTGAAAAAAATCTGAATAATTTTGTCAGCAATGTCTTAACCGGTCGAGAGCTGGACAAGTCCTATATAGAAAATGTTGGTGCATTGGTATCTGGCACATCAATGCAGGGCGAATATGAGTTCTATCTCAAGCAGTCAGATAACTTTCAAAGCTTTTCTAAGCTTAGTTCAGCAGAGCAAGCCAAAAGGATCAGTGACATGAAAGCTCAAATTGCTAACAGTTCATCCGCTGATCCGGTTGCAGAGAACAAGATATTAAGTGCTTATGAGCGTATCTATAGTGATCGTATGAGCACCTTAAAAGATGATCCAAATCTGGGATTGCGTGAACGTGGCATTCAGTTGCCTGATCTTGATCCTACTGAAATGAAACTGGCGCCAGCTTCGGCAGCCAAAAAACTTGTAGAGATTGGTTCCTATCAAATTGCCCAGAAAAAGAAAGACCCAAACGCGGTACTTAAGCCGATTAGTCCAGCAGAAGTTAATGGACTTAAAGATTCTTTTGATGCAATGCCAGTTAATCAAAAGTTAGATTTTATTGGCAGCCTGATCAGTGAGAGCCGAGGCATTAAAGATGGGCCTAAAATATGGGGTTCAGTGCTGGGTCAGCTTGGTGGTGGCGATATGTCTTATGTTATGGCAGGCGTGGCTAGAATGAATAATTTCCGGTCGCAAAAAGGTGAGGATGTTTCAGCAGCAATTATTAGCGGTACCCAAGCATTGAAAAATAAGCAGATGATCATGCCTAAAGATGATCTGTTAAAACAGCAATTCAATGAATACGTGGGGCAGTCGGCTAGTGGTTCCACAGCGAATATGACATTTGCGGCTTATAAGTCAATCTATGCACATCTAACTGAGCGTGAGGCTTATCAACACAAAGATAGAGATGACATTAGTAATGATATTAGCAAGGCTGCTTTGAGCATGGCCACCGGTGGTACTTATACTCAGGGCAACTTCAAAAGTTATACAGGCGGCGATATTCGTGACTGGAAAGTATCAAAGCCTTATGGGATGAGTGACAGCCGTTTTGAAGCCCACCTTGAAGGGATTTATCAAGGACTTTCCAGAAAGCACGGTGTACCTGAAGCTGAGTTACGTTCATTGCGATTACGCCGTGGTGAGCCTAATCCAAAAACAGGAGCTATTACTTATGACCTGATCAATGAGCGTGGTACAGCACTCTATAACGGGACTATGCCGGAGGGGATTAAAAAATGAGTAACTGGTTGTCAGAATATTCAGGTGAAGATCAGCGTCGGATTGATGAACTGAATGCAAAAGGATTGCAGCATAAGGACACCACACCCAAAGAAGCACCCGGGGCATTTAGTGGTGCAATTACAGCGCCATTACGCGGAGCAGGTGCAGGCTTTGCAAAAGCGGCTGATACTATTACCAAGCCCATTACAGCCATAACTGATCGTCTGGAATATACAGTAAAGGATTTATCTAATGATGAATTTATAGAGCCCTATCAGGAGTTCAAGGATAAGAAGGAAAGTGCTCGTAATTCTATGATTCTTGAGGGTGTAAAAGCACTAGAGGATAAAGAAAATACAGGTGTAATTGGTAATATCGGCTTTGCTTTAGGTGATTATGCCACACGTGCAGTTGCTGGAAGTTTAGCAGGCGGAACGGCAGGAGCAGCACTGGTAACCGGGCTTTCTGAAACTGATTACAACTATAAGGACCTGGTGGCTCAGGGTGTTGATTCTGATACAGCGTTTAAAGCTGCAGCAGTAGATGGAACTGTGGCTGGTGTATCTACTGTCTTGCCCTTATCACTTGGACTTAAAGGTAAAGGTGGTCTGGTTAAAGATGCTGTAATTTCAGTCGGTGGCGCCACAGCAGTCTCTACGGGTGGACAGGCTTTATCTGGTGAAATTCTTGAATCAGAAGGATATGAAAAGCAGGCTAAAAAATATGAAGTTACGCCTGAAAGTATCGGTACCGAAGTTCTTTTAAATGGCCTGTTGTTTGGTGCTGGTCGGTATATGCAGGGCCGCTTAGATACTGATGTAGCGGCAGAGTTATCAAGTCTTGATGTAGATCAAATTGAAGCTCGAAATACACAGATTGAAGCTGCACTCGAAGTTAATCGTATGCAGCTTGATGATACATCTATACCGATTAAGCCAAGCAATCCAATTCAGCATAATAACCACTTAAAAAACCTGAATGATGCCACAGAAAACATAAAGACTGGCCGACCTGTGAATGTGGCCCACTCAGTACATGGTGATGAGAAGCAAAGATCAATTAATTATGAAACTATGTCTCTACCTGGCCAAGGTAAAAATATTGCCAAACGTGCACAGCAGGAAGGTGTAGACCCATCGGTTGCCTTAACAATCAGTCATCTTGAAACAGGAGGAAAATTTAACTCATCTGCCAAGAATGGTTCATCTACGGCTCACGGTGTTTTCCAGGTACTAGATAAAACTTGGAGAAACTTAGGCGGTGGTAATCGTAACGATGTAAACGAACAAATCCGTATCGGTCTGAAACATATCAAGATAGCAAATAGTTATATTGACAAGAAACTTGGCAGACCTCCAATTGCTCATGAGCAATATTTAGGGCATCTGCTAGGGCCTGCCGGTGCAGTCAAGGTTTTGAAGGCAGATCCAAATCGACCTTTAATTGATGTAGTTCGTGAGTATGACCCGAAGTACGCCAATGATATTGTGAAAAATAACGGTATGTCAGGTCTAAGCGTTGGCCAAGCTATCAACAAATGGCGCAACAAGTGGAATGCACTTAGTGCGCGTTACGGCGGATCTGGCACCAGCACAGCTTATGGTATGGATGGTTCAAGCTACGATATGGCTTATGAAGTCCGTGACCTGAATGAGTTGATTGCATCAAATGACCAATTGTACGGGTTGAATCCGGCTTATCCTTTAGAGCTACAGCCGCGTGACCGTACCCGTGCTGCTTCACGGCAGCAGATTGAAAATATGGCCAATGACTTAAAACCTGAGCTACTGGGTGAGTCTTATAAATTGAGTGATGGTGCACCGATTATTGGCATGGACAATGTAGTGGAATCAGGCAATGGTCGAACCCTAGCTATAGGTAAGGCTTATGAATCTGGACGAGCTGATGCATATCGTGATTTTGTTCAGAATTGGGCTAATGAACGTGGTATGGATATATCGGGTGTAAATACCCCTGTTTTGGTACGTACACGTTTAACTGAAACTGACCGGGTAGAGTTTGCCAGATTAGCCAATGAATCTGATGTGGCTCAATTCAGCGCATCTGAGCGCGCAGTTTCTGATGTAGGTCGGCTACCTGATGCATCACTTCTTAAAATCAATAATGATGGGACGATCAATTTAGATGGCTCAATGGATTTTGTACGGAACTTCGTTAATCAGTTGCCACAATCAGAACGTGCCAGTGTAATGACCTCTGAAGGCAGGTTATCGCAAGAAGGTAAGCGCCGGATTGAATCCGCTATGGTGCAACGTACTTATGGTGACTCTAGTCTTGTAACACGACTGGCTGAAAATCTGGATGATGATAGTAAGAGCGTTTTAAATGCTCTGCTTCGTGCCGCACCACAATTAGCACAGCTTGGTGATCTGGTTAAACAAGGTGGCCGTCATCAAAATACTATTGCTCAAGACTTGGCACAAGCGGCACAAAAGCTGAGTGATTTGAAGTCTAGCGGTCAGACTGTACCTGATTATCTCAACCAAGGTCAGCTCATCGAGGACGGTTTAAGTGATGGTGCTAAGGCATTTTTAAACGTATTTGATAGCAATAAGCGCAGTGCCAAAGCCATTTCAGACAATATTCAATCTGAGATTGATCGGATCGAGGGCATGGGCGACCCACGACAAGGTTCGCTTTTTGGTGATAGTCCAGAAAAACAAGCCGCCTTGGATGTCATTTTGCAAAACCCTGATCAGCAGATTTCTGTTAGCCGTATGCGTCCAGATGGTGAAATGGAAGAAATTACAATGACATTACGTGAACGTCTGGATGAATTGGAAGCTGAAGCACGTCAAGCGCAGGAAGATACTTTGGCGACTCAAACCGCAATTAGCTGTGCTTTACAGTTTGGAGAATAAAATTGAAAGAACAATGTAAACAAGCCGTTGCCAAAGCGCTCGGTAAAGCATCCCTGAATCAGCAGGAAGCACAGCAGATTGAACAGCGCATCAAAGATGCAATGAAGTCTTTGGCAAAACAAGATATTCAGAATTGGCGCAATTTATCCGATGCTGACAAACTCACCAAAGCAGGCGAATTTGTTGCGCAAGATATTCAGGCGCAATTAAAACGAAAGCACAAGATTGCCGCACAAGATATTCTCACTCAGAACAAAAACCTAGCCCTGCTAGATCATCCAACATTGTCATCTAGTGAAGTTGTAGACCGTATGGTTGCGGCACATGGTGATATGTCAGGCATTCAATCTATTGACTCCAAAGCACGTGCAATTGCATCCATTTACCGTGGTGAGCTAGTTGACTTCTATACCAACATCAAGGGTGGTTTAGGTGTGTTTACTGATGCAGAACTGGTGCAAAAAATTGTCCGTGAACGTTTTGGTGATAACACTGGCGACCCGTTGGCCAAGAAGATCAGCGATAAAATGGGCGAAGTCTTTGAAGGGATGCGCGAACGCTTTAACCGTTCAGGCGGTGATATTGGCAAGCTTGATGATTGGGGGTTGCCGCAGACGCATAGCCTGGAAAAGATCGTGAAGGCAGGGAAAGAAGCCTGGGTGCAAAAGGCAGAAAGCCTGATCAACACTTCAAAATATGTGCATGAAGATGGTTCTTTTTATTCACAGCAAGAGATCCGCGAACTGCTTGAATACTCGTTCGATACCCTGAGCAGTAACGGCGCAAATAAAACTGAAATTGGCCGTCAGTCTTTTGGTGGTAATTCCAAAGTCACCAGCCGTCATTCTGAAAGTCGGGTGCTGCATTTTAAAGATGCTGAATCATGGATGGAGTATCAGGCTGAGTTCGGCGGCATGCCGTTTGTTGATCTGGTTGAAGCACACGTTAATGGATTATCTAAAGACATTGCATTGGTGGAAAACTTGGGCAGTAGTCCTAAAAATTCCATGCGTATTTTGATGGATGCAGCAGAGCAAAAGGACTGGCAGAAGGGCATTGATGCAGACTCTACTGGCAAGACACGAAAACGCGCCCAGACCATGTTTGACGAGTTCACTGGACAGAACACACCACAATCAGAAGTACTGGCCAATCTCGGGCTTGCATATCGATCCATGAACGTGGCATCCATGTTAGGTGGTACCACATTATCCTCCGTTACCGATCAGGCCATGATTGCCAAGACTGCATCGATCCATGGCATTGCCTACCGTAAAACATTTGGTGAACTGATCAGCCAGTTGAATCCAAAAAATAAAGAAGATCGGGAGTTGGCGCACAGCTTAGGTTTAGCCACAGAAGAAATGCTGGGAAGTATTGCACGTTGGTCAGACGATGGATTGACTTCGGTGCATGGCAAGTCACAGAAGTTGGCGCGTGTATCAAGCGGCATTGCATCTCAAGTGATGCGTGTATCAGGCTTAAATGCTTTAACTGCAGCAAGTAAGGTTGGCTTTTCTAAAATGCTTATGGAGAAGTACGGACGTTTAAGTCGTGACAAAGCTTGGGCTGACCTAGATGCTATGGATCGTGAGCTGATGGAGAAAACAGGACTATCCGAACGTGCTTGGGAAGTGATGCGTTTAGCCGATCCAGTTGTAGACCGCAAAGGGAATCAGTTGATGTCTGCACGTTCAATCTATGAAATTCCAGATGATAAGCTTTTGGCTGCAATGGATGGTGATGTGAATCGCGTAGTTGGTGAGATTAATTCGCAAATCAAAGAGCTTAATGATCGAAATGCGTTAGATGATCAGCGTATTTTGAATCGTGAGCAAAAGTTGGATGATGTGAAGCGCAGTATTTCACAGCGTTTGCTTGATTATGCAAACAGAAAAGATTCACAAGCTCAAGCAGAAAAGCAGGCATTACAAGATCGAATGGATCTGCTTGATGCTCAGAAAGAGGCCGCAGCAGCTCAAGCTGATATGAATGCTTATATCCGCACAATTGAAAATCAGGAGGATCTAAAAGGTTTTGTTGATGGTATTACGCAAGGCAAGACTATTGATAATCTGACAGACAAGGCAAAAAAACTAGGCCGCACACTTGAGAGCCTGGACAATAAGGTTGCAACAAAAACAGCCAGTCTGAACGATAAGATCAAGACTTTTGAAAAAGAGATTCAGGGGAAGTTCACAGATTTCAATGAGCTTTTAGGAAAACGTCAGAAGCTGCCAAAAGAAAAATTAGCAGAGTATGAGGGTAAATTATCAGAGCGTTTGAATCGCTATGCAGCACGACGCGATGTGAAAGCGCAGCGTGAATTTGAAGCTTTGACTGAGTTAAAAGAATTAGTTGGGTTGAAACAGGAGCAGCTTGAAACTGATTTTGAAATTAAAAAGGCAGTCGAACAGACTAGAATTAAGAATAAGACAGATCAAAAAATTGATTCGTCTGTCACCCGGAACACTCGCAGAACTTATAAAAGCGGTGAGGATCTAGGCCGCCGTTTGGGTAATGCTGAGAGAAGAATGACAGAGATGCGTGCAAAGATGCGTGCAGCTGATAGCAGTGCAAATAAATCGATTAATCAGAAGTTTAAAGATTTGGATAAGCGCGTTAATGATTTGGATACTGAGTTCACTGAATACCAGGCAAAAGTGGCAGAGCGTCAGACCAAGCGTCAGTACGTTATGGATAAACTTGCAAACAGTATTGATGGGGAGAAAAAATTATTAGCACAAAAAATCCGTGATGAAGTGGCCACACAATTTCAGGCACATTTGTTAGATGAGCAGGGAATGGCCGTGGTTGAAGCTGGATTACGTGAACGTACTTGGATGAGTGCAGGGCAGCGCAAAGGCACAGGTATGGGTGAGCTGGTCAAATCCATGCTTCAGTTTAAATCCTTTCCAGCTGCATTCTTGATGCGCCATGGTTCACGTGCAATGGCACAGGATGGTGTGAAAGGTAAAGCAACTTATGGCGTTTCATTGTTTGCTATTACAACAATACTCGGTGCGCTGGTAGTACAGTTAAAAGAATTGGCGAATGGAAACGATCCGCAAACTATGTTTGATAGTGAAGATCCACAAAAAAGTATTAATTTTCTGACCAGATCAGCTATTCAGGGTGGTGGGTTATCCATTCTTGGTGATATCTTGGTAGCAGGTACAGATACCAGTGGTCGCAGTTCTTCTGACTTTCTTATAGGGCCGTTTGGCTCAGATGTTAAATCCATTCTTGGCTTAACAGTGGGTAATCTGACGCAATACTATGAGGGGAAGGATACAAATGCAGCGAATGAGGCTTATAAACTTGTTAAGAATAAAATTCCTGCCCAAAACCTCTGGTACACCAAAGCCGCCACTAATCGCTTAATTTTCGATGAAATGCAGGATATGATTGCTCCAGGCTACCGTGAAAAATTACTAAGGAAGGCCGAACGAGAACAAGACCGTACCCGATACTGGGGCGATGATTTAGGCGATATTCAAGCGCCAGATTTTGAGAGGACCATACAGTGATAGGATGGAAATATAAGGGGCGAAACTACTATTTTAATCATTTTAATGCCTTGGCATTCATTGGCATGTTTATTATATTGCCTTTGATTTATGGCTGGATTGAAGGCTTTGTTCCAGGAATTTTTTATGACAAGATTTTCTTAATTACTTTTATTATAACTATGCTGTTTTATGTCTATGCTATTTATAAAACTTGTGTAAATTCTTACGAGCCTTATTATTATGATGAAAATGGTAAACGTATAAATGGAGTAGAGCCTGTGGAGCTAAAGAAAAAAAGAATAGAAAAATTAAAAAGTAAATAACACCCAACAAACCTGATTTTAACCCCTCGTATAACAGTTATATACGGGGGGATTTTTTATGCGTGATGATCAAATTACAGAGCTTGAAAATTTGTCAGAGAAAATGACAGATGACCTGATTAAGATTGCATATGCAGCATCTAAATGTGCATTTGATACTCCAGAGGATCGTGGCGATAAGGTCTGGTTGTATAAAGGCTTAAATCAGTGTGCATCTGCCATCACAAAGGTAGAGCAAGTTTTAGCGTACCGTCGAGGGGATATACCACCAAGCAGTTCCACAGAAGCAACTCAGAAAAAACATGAAGAAAATCTTATTGAAAGTGCCAAGAAAGCTGTAGAAGAAGTACGATCCAAGAGGCCGAGCTAATGCAAAAGGCTTCATTTGCTGAGTTTTATATACTTTGGGATAAGTACCTGAAGAGGAAAACGCCTCTTTTTCATATAGAAGTATGTGACTGGATGGAAAATTTATCTGAGGAAGTTGACAACCTTCTCATGTTGCCACGTGGTCATAACAAATCAGGTATTGTGGTTGTTTTCAATGCTTGGCGCTATTACCGGGATAAAGATGATCTAATCCTTCACCAAGGAGCAAATGATCCAGATGCGGAGAAATGCTCAAATGGTGTTCAGTATGTATTGGAAAACCATCCTCTATGCCAAGCTACAGGTATTAAAAAACGTGATGGGGGAATACGTCGATGGTGGGGAGAAGGAGCAAATGATACCAGATACGGCTCAATGTATGCTCGTGGCATCCTTTCTACCGTAACTGGACAGCGCGCTACCCATATTCAAAATGACGATGTAGAAGTACCAAGCAATGTTAATACACCTGATAATATTGAAAAATTAAAATTTAGACTGCAAGAGCAACCTTTTATCTTGGTACCCGGGGGCACTACTCTGTTTATTGGTACTCCGCATAGTCACGACTCAATATACAAAGAAATGCAGGAATCTAAGGCAAACTGTTTTATACGGCGAATGTTTTCAAAGGAAAGACGCATTCGAGATACTCAAGAAGCGCTTTTAGATTTTTATCCTGAATATGTATTTTCTGGAATCCACAAATTCAGTCGCTGCTTGGAAGAAGGAGTGGATTTCACAGTGTCTAAGATCAATAAGCTATATCACATAAAGATTAATGAAAAATTTGGTGTGGTTGACCTTTATGCAGATGCTTTATGGCCAGAACGATTTACCAAGCAAGAGATGACTAAAAGGCGAAAAAAGTGTCGTACGCTCAACGCATGGGATTCACAGTATCAACTTCATGCCAAACCAATCACTAATGTTCGCCTAGACCCCGACAAAATGATCCCTTACGACTGCGAGCCAGTATTACGCCGTGCTAATGGCAGTTACATTATGATGCTAGGGGAGCGTCAAATTGTTGGTATGACAATGCGCTGGGATCCATCCTCTGGAAAGACGAAATCTGATATTTCCAATGTTGCACTAGTGCTTCATGACGACTTTGGCACTAAATATTGGCATCGTTCATTAGCTCTTACAGGCGAGGTAAGTGAACATGATGGGCAGGGTAATATTGTAGGTGGACAAGTTTGGCAGTTATGCGATCTTATTGAAGAATTTAATGTTCCAAGAATAACAATTGAAACGAATGGTCCAGGAACATTTGCACCATCAGCATTAAAAGGTGCACTGAAAAAGCGCCGTATTCGCTGTGGTGTAGCCGAAGTGCATAACTCTATTGCAAAAAATAAACGTATTCTTGAGGCGCTTGAAGGGCCATTACTATCAGGCTTACTGTGGGTACACACTTCTGTTGTTGATACGCCAGAAGAAGGTGAAAATTCGTCACCAGCTTATAAAAAAATGAGAATGTTTAACCCAGCCATTACAGACCAGCCAGATGATGAACTTGACTCATTAGCAGGAGCAATCACCGACTCCCCAGAACGTGTAGGAAAAATACACAACGGAATTGAGCCTAATGAGCCTCCTAATTGGAGAACAGATGGTGGCGTTACTGATGCTGCCTTGGACTTTGAAGAATATTAGGGGTGAATCATGGCAGTGCCTGAACAATTACCAATCGTAAGCTATGTGGCCAATGGCGCCACTGATCATTTTAATATTACGTTTGATCTTTCAGATGAGCGTTTTTTGGTTGTTACGGTAAATAATGAAATACCGCAAGTAGGCGCTTTTACTGTTCAGGATAAAGATGTCGTGTTCTCAGTAAAGCCAGAAGCTGGGACAATTATTACGCTTGCGCGTGATACCGATCTTGAACGTGAAACCACTTACTCTCGTTATGATAACTCATTTAATCCGGCAGCCTTAAACTGGGACTTAGACAAGCTGTGGCATGTACTACAAGAACAAAACTTAGTTGATGCAAAAATTTTAGCGCGTATCAAATCTGAGATTGAATGGCGACGTACTCATGATTTTAATTATGATGAGCTGGCTCAGGTTCGTGAGAAACAGCAATTCGATGCATTGAAAAGTTATAGCGAAGCACTTTTAGCCTCTGCCAATCCAGGAGTATTTCAGGGCGTTATCGCTGGCGTAGTTTTTGCCCGGGATGGCAAGAGCATTCAAACCCATCTGGAAGAAATTTTAGAGTCATTGGTTCAAGAGCGTGAAAGCATTAAACTTAAAGCTGCAAAAACCTATGTAGATGAACAGCTACTTAATAAACAAGAACAGATAGATTCTAAAGCGCCTCTCGCAGTTACTGACACCCTGCAACAACAAAAAGTAGATAAAGTTTATTTTGATACCACGCTGTCCAGCTTTCAAAACGGTGCTATCAAAACATACCCGACACTCGCTGCTGCCAATGCCGATATTGCAAATATTGCACTTAATACCAAAGTTTCAGTTTTAAGCGCAACCGAAGGCGGAGATTATTACAAAGCCTCTGCTGATGCGACGAGTTTAACGAAGAGTGCCTATGATCCAGTTGAAATAAATAAAGAATGGGTTAATACTGAGTTTAAAAATAATATCTTTAATGCATTGGGTGTCAGTTTTTCTTATGAAAATATTGATGCTAATTATGTTGCTGGGTCTTTACTCGGCAACAGTGTTAACTCACCTTCCAGCTTCTCAACTACTAATGCAACAGCGCGTTCTAAAATATTTAAAGTTGAACCTAATACATTATACACAGTTGCTAAAAAATCATCGAACAGGTTCAGAATTGCAGAGTTCTCTAATTTCCCAATTGATAGAGCGAAACCAGTTTATTTCACCAAGGATGAATATGTTTCATCTACAAAAGACGAGGATGTAGAGTATTTTACATTCACAACTCAGCAAACAACTTCTTATATTGTTGTTTATGTTTCAAGTACATCAGAAGAGCCTGTTTTGCATTGTTATGCGGGTGAATATATTGCTTTTCAAGAAAATATTATCATTGATAAACCAGTTGAAATAAATGGAGAACTTAATTTAAAAGCAGGTCTCCGAGTTTCTGGTGAATTTACATCTGGAAATATTGTATTTGGGAAAAATTTATTTAGAGAAAGTTTTTATTTAGAAGGCAATATTGTATTAAGCGGAGCTGTTGGAACAGAACGACGCATTATTGTTGGAACAACAACAGTAAATGCAAAAACTGCTGTTTTAAAAATCAATCCGAACACAACCTACACTGTGAGCAAATCAACTTCAGATCGTTTCCGAATCGGCTTATGCAATGTAATGCCTACATTAGGAACTACTAATATTGAAATTATTGGAGGTGAAAGCAACGACAGTTCGAGTGAATTTACGTTCACAAGTAAAAGTTCTACAAATTATTTAGTACTCTACTTAGCTGCAAATACAGCAGCTCCAAGTGAAGTTCAGGTTGAGCTTGGTGATGTAGCAACTACGTATGAGTCTTTCGGCTATAAGTTTTTCCCCGAAGCGAAAAGCTCTAATCAAGGTAATGCAAGTGTTTATGACTATGCAGGTGTTGGAAATGCTAATTTTCTATCAAAAGCAACTTCAACTGCTGGCGCGTGGGCTAATTCAAGTTATACGGTTCCTGCACATGATGATACACAGACACTGCAAGACTTATTCGACAGTGCAAGAGGTGTAGTGTCATTAGAGCCTAATAAGAAATATAAAATTACAGCACCAATTGTTGCTGATATTTCTAAAGCTAAGCTGATAAAAGGCAACATGGCGCATATTGTGGTTGTTGGTGATTTTGAAGCATTTCACTGGGTTGGTACTTTGACAAGTTCAGCGAATGCTGGAGCATTAAACAGAAAGCTTGCATTAAACGAAATGAGTCCATTGGCTATAGCTTTGCGTATTACGAATCCAATGGAAGTGCTAGGAACCGCATTTGTTGTTGAAAAATGCATGTCTCCGAACTTTCTAGCGTGTAATTTTAGCTATCTGAAACGCGGGATTGTATTTAGAGGAACCAATCGGAATGCAACCATTTCCGCTACACATATCTATGCTTGTTATGACTATGGGATTCATTTTGAAGAAGGTGGTGATATTCACCAGATCAATATTACTGGATCACATATTTCGTATTGCAGAAAAAACATTTTTAGTGAAAACCATAATATCTACAACATTCAAATAACTGGTTGTGATATCGAAACTTCGAGTTACCCAGTCGCTGAATGTGATATACACTTCTTGCAAACATCTGCAATTCTTGAAGATTTAGAAATTACAGGTTGTACTATTGAAGACCACTGGAACACTCAAAAAATGATTGTGTTGCAAGGTGGTTCAGGAAATATTAGTGCAGTAACGATAGCTGGAAATGTTACTGGTAATAGTGCAGGTTGTGCAATTGAGGCAAGTGGCGTCATTAATATTGACATCTCAGGGAACTTTAAGGCATGTCGTGGGTATGCAATTGACATTGTCGGATATGCAAGTGGTGTCAAAATTAATATTCAGGTAGGAGGGAGTCAAGGTGGTGGATTACTACGTGCTGTTGGCAACTTTAACATTCTAGGATTAAATCTTAATGGTTCGAGTTGCACGGGCACAGTTAATCAGCAACCTGTTTTGATTGATGTGAACAATATTAACTATTCAAGCTTTTCAAATATGATTTTGAAAGTCAGTGAATTAACTGTAGACACTGAAACATCTAAACGACCACCAGCTATACATGTGAAGGCAAAGAACATGAGGCTTGTTAAAGTTGACGACAATATTATCGACTCAAATGTAACGCTTGATGATGCAATTAAAGTTGAATGTTCTGGAACTGTAGTGAAAGGTTCTATGAGCAGAAATATGTCAACTTCGGGTTTATTTACTGCACCAGCAGCATTCGCAGTGAGTGGAAATGCATGATGGAAAACCTTGAAGCCGTTGCTGAAGCCATGACTTGGCTCGGCATACTATCATCAGGAACTTATGGATGCGACTTCATAGAACTATTCAGCATAGATTACACAAGCAATAGCTGATAGCTGAAGCATTTAACCATAAAGCACCTTCGGGTGCTTTTTTATTGCCAAAAATAAGGGGGGTGTATGCCTGACCACTACTCATCTTATTACTGCCAATTATAAATATACCCAACCGACTTTCCCTAACCCTGACTTGTAATTAAGTCAGGGTTTTTTATTACCAAAAAATAGGGGGCTATATGCCTGATAGTGAGACTTATGGAGTAAGAGTTGAGAAAAAACTTGATCAGCTCCGGCAAGAAATGGGGGAGGTTAATAACAACGTTATTCGCCTTACTGAACGAAATGAATATTACCAGTCTCAGGTAGTAGCAAACAGGCGAGATATTGACTTGCTCCAAGCCGACATGAATCAAGCTAAAGGAGGGTTAACAATTGCAAAGCTTATGGGTGGGTCTGCGATAGGGCTTTTTTTTGCTTTTGGAGGATGGTTGTTTCAGAGCAGCAATTCGCTTGCAAAAGAGAGCGCTAATGTAAATCAGAAAATAGCGATTATTGAATCCAAGCAAATTCGCATGGACACAGATCTTGCTGCAACTCGAAATCAAATTGAACAGCACAAAAAGTAAATCACCTGGAGAGAAAAAGATGAAATTAATTAATGACAGTGTATGGAAATTCGATTCGGTACGTTACGGAGCTTATGCAGTCCTGATTTTAACCATTCTTCAATTGGTACTTCAGGAAATCTACAACGCTCAAATCCTACCTGCGCCATACCAAAGTATTGCATCAATTGTCTTGGTATTGCTTGCAACAATAATTGGTAAGAAAAAAGCACAGCCTGAGCTTTACCAAGATCAACCTTTGGGACTGGTTACAGTTACAGCAGGCCATTCTAATGTTGATCCTGGTGCAGTGAATGGCAAATTTAAAGAAGCTGAACTGGTGACTAACTTTCGTAATGCCGTTGCTTACTACTTGAAGAGTGCTGGTGTCAGCATTAGAACTGATGGTGTGGGTACAACTAACAATCCACTAGCTTCAGCAATCAAGTTAATTAAAGGCTCATCAGTCGCAGTTGAATTTCACATGAATGCAGCAAGCTCTGGTCAGGCTAATGGGATTGAAACTATCGCATTACCTAAGGACAAGGCTTTAGCTCAAGAGCTCTCATCTGTAGTTGCTGCTGCCTTGGGTAGCCGTTTGCGTGGTGATAAAGGATGGATTGATCAAAGTCAGTCAGCACGAGGTAAGTTAGGTTTTATCAGTAACGGTGGTTTAATCCTGGAGTTAGGCTTTATCTCAAACGAAGAGGAGCTAAAACGATTTAATGCACGTTACTGGTTAGCTGCCAAAGAGGTGGCCCAAGTACTGATAGAATACGATCGCAAATAA